ACACATTCGGACGGTCACACATCAATTAGTAAGACGCCAAAAGTAACAGGCAAAGGACAACAATACTTTGTTAATAAGTTTTTAGGAGAAAAATAAAAATCTTAATAGGAGGAATTATCAATGAACACACTATACAAAACAACCCTCCTCATCACAATGGCAGTTGTGACGTGGAAGGTTGTAAAGATTGAGAAAAACACAAGATTTAAACTTAGAAATTTTGATTATCCAAAAATTAATAATGCTCAGAGCAAATCATTGTTGGATATTGCTAGTCACGATCTAAAAGATATTTAACTGTATTCAAAATTTTCATATCTTGTTGAGCTTTTAAGCTTTCGTATAAAGCTATTGAATAAATAATTTCGTAAGATACGTTTTCAGGAGCATCTTCTTTCAACTTATTTATTCTATCTCTAAAAAAGTCACTGTCACCACCGAATTCTTTTTCGGCTTGATTACTAAGTTCACCAAAGAAATTTTGAAAATCATTAAATTCCATACTTATCACCTCCTTTCACTAGGAGATAACTAAATTATACACAACACAAAAATAAAAAGGAGGAATAGATATGATAAAAAATAGTTTGCAAGCTAAAGAACTTGCAGTAATTTTATCTGTTTCTAAATCCAAAGCAGGACAAATAATAAGAGAACTGAATAAAGAGCTTGAAGACGAAGGTTACATTGCGATTCGAGGCAGAATACCAGTCCAATTAGCTAGAGAAAAATTCCCTTATCACGGCTTGTCAGACGAAAGAATAATGGAGGCGTTGAAAAAAGAAAATGAGTAACATTTATAAAAGCTATCTATTAGCAGTATTATGCTTCACAGTCTTAGCGATTGTACTCATGCCGTTTCTATACTTCACTACAGCGTGGTCAATTGCGGGATTCGCAAGTATCGCAACATTCATATTTTATAAAGAATACTTTTATGAAGAATAAAAAAACTGCTACTTGCGCCAACAAGTAACAGTATCAAACAAAACACTTAAGAAAAAATTCATGTTCAATATAAAACGAAAAACGGAGGAAGTCAAGATGTATTACGAAATAGGCGAAATCATACGCAAAAATATTCATGTTAACGGATTCGATTTTAAGCTATTCATTTTAAAAGGTCATATGGGCATATCAATACAAGTTAAAGATATGAACAACGTACCAATTAAACATGCTTATGTCGTAGATGAGAATGACTTAGATATGGCATCAGACTTATTCAACCAAGCAATAGATGAATGGATTGAAGAGAACACAGACGAACAGGACAGACTAATTAACTTAGTCATGAGATGGTAGGAGGTCGCTATGAAGCAGACTGTAACTTATCTAATCAAGCATAAAGATGAAAATCTATTTATTACAAACCGACCAACCGAAGTGAACGATACAGTGAAGTATTCAACTGATATGCGAGACGCAAGAGAATTCGACGGACTAGACAAAACTGTTATTGATATGTCTAAGCACAAAGCAATCAAGAAAACAGTGACAGAAACAATTGAGTATGAGGAGGTAGAACATGACTGAGGAAAAACAAGAACCACAAGAAAAAGTAAGCATACTCAAAAAACTAAAGATAAATAATATCGCTGAGAAAAATAAAAGGAAATTCTATAAATTTGCAGTATACGGAAAAATTGGCTCAGGAAAAACCACGTTTGCTACAAGAGATAAAGACGCTTTCGTCATTGACATTAACGAAGGTGGAACAACGGTTACTGACGAAGGATCAGACGTAGAAATCGAGAACTATCAACACTTTGTTTATGTTGTAAATTTTTTACCTCAAATTTTACAGGAGATGAGAGAAAACGGACAAGAAATCAATGTTGTAGTTATTGAAACTATTCAAAAACTTAGAGATATGACATTGAATGATGTGATGAAAAATAAGTCTAAAAAACCAACGTTTAATGATTGGGGAGAAGTTGCTGAACGAATTGTCAGTATGTACAGATTAATAGGAAAACTTCAAGAAGAATACAAATTCCACTTTGTTATTACAGGTCATGAAGGTATCAACAAAGATAAAGATGATGAAGGTAGCACTATCAACCCTACTATCACTATTGAAGCGCAAGAACAAATTAAAAAAGCTATTACTTCTCAAAGTGATGTGTTAGCTAGGGCAATGATTGAAGAATTTGATGATAACGGAGAAAAGAAAGCTAGATATATTCTAAACGCTGAACCTTCTAATACGTTTGAAACAAAGATTAGACATTCACCTTCAATAACAATTAACAATAAGAAATTTGCAAATCCTAGCATTACGGACGTAGTAGAAGCAATTAGAAATGGAAACTAAAAATTAATTAAAAGGACGGTATTTAATTATGAAAATCACAGGACAAGCGCAATTTACTAAAGAAACAAATCAAGAAAAGTTTTATAACGGCTCAGCAGGGTTTCAAGCTGGAGAATTCACAGTGAAAGTTAAAAATATTGAATTCAATGATAGAGAAAATAGATATTTCACAATCGTATTTGAAAATGATGAAGGCAAACAATATAAACATAATCAATTTGTACCGCCGTATAAATATGATTTCCAAGAAAAACAATTGATTGAATTAGTTACTCGATTAGGTATTAAGTTAAATCTTCCTAGCTTAGATTTTGATACCAATGATCTTATTGGTAAGTTTTGTCACTTGGTATTGAAATGGAAATTCAATGAAGATGAAGGTAAGTATTTTACGGATTTTTCATTTATTAAACCTTACAAAAAGGGCGATGATGTTGTTAACAAACCTATTCCGAAGACAGATAAGCAAAAAGCTGAAGAAAATAACGGGGCACAACAACAAACATCAATGTCTCAACAAAGCAATCCATTTGAAAGCAGTGGCCAATTTGGATATGACGACCAAGATTTAGCGTTTTAAGGTGTGGTTTAAATGCAATACATTACAAGATACCAGAAAGACAATGACGGCACTTATTCCGTCGTTGCTACTGGTGTTGAACTTGAACAAAGTCACATTGACTTACTAGAAAACGGATATCCACTAAAAGCAGAAGTAGAGGTTCCGGATAATAAAAAACTATCTATAGAACAACGCAAAAAAATATTCGCAATGTGTAGAGATATAGAACTTCACTGGGGCGAACCAGTAGAATCAACTAGAAAATTATTACAAACAGAATTGGAAATTATGAAAGGTTATGAAGAAATCAGTCTGCGTGACTGTTCAATGAAAGTCGCAAGGGAGTTAATAGAACTGATTATAGCGTTTATGTTTCATCATCAAATACCTATGAGTGTAGAAACGAGTAAGTTGTTAAGCGAAGATAAAGCGTTATTATATTGGGCTACAATCAACCGCAACTGTGTAATATGCGGAAAGCCTCACGCAGACCTGGCACATTATGAAGCAGTCGGCAGAGGCATGAACAGAAACAAAATGAACCACTATGACAAACATGTATTAGCGTTATGTCGCGAACATCACAACGAGCAACATGCGATTGGCGTTAAGTCGTTTGATGATAAATACCACTTGCATGACTCGTGGATAAAAGTTGATGAGAGGCTCAATAAAATGCTGAAAGGAGAAAACAATGGGAGAAGTATCATGGATAAAACTTAAAGTTGGCATGTTTGATGACAGCAAAATCAAATATATCGAAGCTTTACCCGAAAGAGATACGATCATAACCATTTGGGTTAAGCTGCTAACTTTATCAGGAAAGTACAACGAACAAGGTTACATTATGTTATCTGAAAACTTGCCGTATAACGAAGAAATGTTAGCAAATGAGTTTAGCCGACCTATTAACTCAATAAGGTTAGCAATTCAAACTTTTGAGACATTGGGCATGATTGAAAAAGTTAATGGTGTCATAAAAGTGACAAACTGGGAAAAGCACCAAAACATCGAAGGACTCGAGAAAATCAGGGCGCAGAACAGGTTGAGGAAACAAAAGCAACGAGAAAACAACAGAAAATTGCTAAATGGTCACGTGACGTCACGTGACAGTCACGCAACAGAAGAAGATAAAGAATTAGATAAAGAATTAGAAAGAGATAAAGAAAAAGATATAGATAAGAACTTAAGTTCAAATAATAGCGCAACTGACGTTACGCATGAGCAATTTGAGGAATGGTGGAAACTTTACAACAAGAAAAAAGATAAGAAGATGTCTTTCACTAAATTCAAATCATGCTTAAAGAAACATACTTTTGAGCAAATCATGCAAGGTACTCGAGAATATTTAAAAACTATTACAGACAAACAATATCAAAAGTACCCTAAAACATTTTTAACTAACGAAAGCTATATGAATGATTATAGCGAAGAGATTAAAGAAACTGGCATAGATCAATTGGAACGTATGAAGTACGACGAAAGTTATTGGGACTAGGAGGATCTTATGAAACCGTTATTCAACGAAAAAATAAACGAGAGTTTAAAAAAATATCAACCAATCGAAGTAATACTAAGACAGAATTGCGATAAATGCGGGCATCAATATGACTTATATAAGTTTGAAAATGGATATGAATACAAAGACGGTTGCGAATGTGAAATTCAAAGATTGGCTTATGAAGAATACAAAAGGAATAAACAAAAGAAACTTGATTATATTTTCAATCAATCAAATGTTAATCCGTCTCTAAGAGATGCAACAGTTAACAACTATAAGCCACAAAATGAAAAACAAGTACACGCTAAACAAACAGCAATAGAGTATGTACAAGGTTTCTCTACAAAAGAACCAAAATCATTAATATTGCAAGGTTCATACGGAACTGGTAAAAGCCACCTAGCATACGCTATCGCAAAAGCAGTTAAAGCTAAAGGACATACGGTTGCTTTTATGCACATACCAATGTTGATGGATCGTATCAAAGCGACATACAACAAAAACGCAGAAGAAACTACAGACGAGTTAGTCAGATTGCTAAGTGATATTGATTTACTTGTACTAGATGATATGGGTGTAGAAAACACAGAACACACTTTAAATAAACTTTTTAGCATTGTTGATAACAGAGTAGGTAAAAACAACATCTTTACAACTAACTTTAGTGATAAAGAGTTAAATCAGAATACCAACTGGCAACGTATCAATTCGAGAATGAAACACAACTCTAGAAAAGTAAGAGTAATCGGAGACGATTTCAGGGAGCGAGACGCATGGTAACCAAAGAATTTTTAAAAACTAAACTTGAGTGTTCAGATATGTACGCTCAGAAACTCATAGACGAGGCGCAGGGCGACGAAAATAAGTTATATGACCTATTTGTCCAAAAACTTGCAGAACGTCACACACGCCCCGCTATCGTCGAATATTAAGGAGTGTTAAAAATGCCGAAAGAAAAATATTACTTATACCGAGAAGATGGCACAGAAGATATTAAGGTTATCAAACATGAAGACAACGTAAATGAAGTTTATTCGCTCACAGGAGCCCATTTCAGCGACGAAAAGAAAATTATGACTGATAGTGACCTAAAACGATTCAAAGGCGCTCATGGGCTTCTGTATGAGCAAGAGCTAGGATTACAAGCAACGATATTTGATATTTAGAGGTGGCACAGTGAGTAAATACAACGCTAAGAAAGTTGAGTACAAAGGAATTGTATTTGATAGCAAAGTAGAGTGCGAATATTACCAATATTTAGAAAGTAATATGAATGGCACTAACTATGATCATATCGAAATACAACCGAAATTCGAATTATTACCAAAACTAGATAAACAACGAAAGATTGAATATATTGCAGACTTCGCGTTATATCTCGATGACAAACTGATTGAAGTTATCGACATTAAAGGTATGCCAACCGAAGTAGCAAAACTTAAAGCTAAGATTTTCAGACATAAATACAGAAACATAAAACTCAATTGGATATGTAAAGCACCTAAGTACACAGGCAAAACATGGATTACTTACGAGGAATTAATTAAAGCAAGACGAGAACGCAAAAGAGAAATGAAGTGATCTAATGCAACAACAAGCATATATAAATGCAACGATTGATATAAGGATACCTACAGAAGTTGAATATCAGCATTTTGATGATGTGGATGATGAAAAAGATGCGCTGGCAAAGCGCTTAGATGACAATCCGAATGAATTACTAAAGTATGACAACATAACAATAAGACATGCGTATATAGAGGTGGAATAAATGAGTATCGTAAAGATTAACGGTAAACCATATAAATTTACCGAACATGAAAATGAATTGATAAAAAAGAATGGTTTAACTCCAGGAATGGTTGCAAAAAGAGTACGAGGTGGCTGGGCGTTGTTAGAAGCCTTACATGCACCTTATGGTATGCGCTTAGCTGAGTATAAAGAAATTGTGTTATCCAAAATCATGGAGCGAGAGAGCAAAGAACGTAAATTGGAAAGACAGCGAAAGAAAGAAGCTGAGCTAAGAAGAAAGAAGCCACATTTGTTTAATGTACCTCAAAAACATTCACGTGATCCGTACTGGTTCGATGTCACTTATAACCAAATGTTCAAGAAGTGGCAGGAAGTATAAATGCCTAAAACCGATAGCGCATGTAAAGAATACTTAAACCAATTTTTCGGATCTAAGAGATATCTTTATCAGGATAACGAACAAGTTGCACATGTTCACGAAGTCAATGGCACTTATTACTTTCACGGACATTATAAAACGATGTTTAAAGGCGTGAAAAAGACATTTGATACTGCTGAAGAGCTCGAAATATATATAAAGCAACATGATTTGGAATATGAGGAACAGAAGCAACCAACTTTATTTTAGAGGAGATGGAAATAATGGCAAAGATTAAAAGAAAAAAGAAGATGACGCTACTCGAACTGGTGGAATGGGCATGGAACAATCCTGAACAAGTTGAAAGTAAAGTGTTTCAATCAGATAGAATGGGCACGCTTGGAGAATGTAGCGAAGTACATTTTTCAACTGATGGGCATGGGTTTTATACAAAAGTAGTAACAGATAAAGATATTTTTACTGTAGAAATCACAGAGGAAGTCACTGAAGATACTGAGTTTGATTGTCTAGTAGAACTAAACGATATTGAAGGTTTTGAAATATATGAAAATGATTCAATCAGAGAGTTGATAGACGGTACTTCCAGAGCGTTTTATATACTAAACGAAGATAAAACTATGACATTAATTTGGAAAGATGGGGAGTTGGTAGTATGATGCAAACCTATAAAGTATGTCTTTGTATCAAGTTCTTTGCATCTAAATGTGATTATAAATTAAAGAAACATTATTTCGTGAAAAGTACGAATGAGGAAAAAGCCACGAACATGGTATTAAAACTGATTCGTAAAAAGCTCCCGTTCGAAACTGCAAGCATAGAAGTCGAAAAAGTGGAGGCAATATAATGATACAACCAACAAGAGAAGAATTAATTAATTTCATGAAAAAACATGGAGCTGAAAATGTTGACTCTATCACTGATGAGCAAAGTGCAATAAGACACTTTAGAGCTCAATCAAAAGTTTTTAAAGACGAACGTGATGAGTACAAGAAGCAACGAGATGAGCTTATCGAGGATATAGCTAAGTTAAGAAAACGTAACGAAGAGCTGGAGAACATGTGGCGCACAGTCAAAAATGAATTGCTTGGAAGATACGAACATTACTGTTTTAAAATTAGAGAACTACACCCTGAGAGCAAAGCGAACAGGATAGGAGCTCTCTATATAGGAGGTAAAAGCACTGCAGATATTATACTGTCGCGAATGGAAGAACTAGACGGAACAAATGAGTTCTACGAATTTTTAGGGCAAATGGAGGAAGACACAAATGAATAACCGTAAACAAATAGAACAATCAGTGATCAGTACTAGTGCGTATAACGGTAATGACACAGAGGGGTTACTAAAAGAGATTGAAGACGTGTATAAGAAAGCGCAAGCGTTTGATGAAATACTTGAAGGTTTACCTAATGCTATGCAAGATGCACTCAAAGAAGATATTTATCTTGATGAAGCAGTAGGGATTATGACGAGTCAAGTTGTCTATAAATATGAGGAGGAGCAGGAAAATGACTAACACATTAACAATTGATCAGTTACAAGAGTTATTACAAATACAAAAGGAGTTCGACGATAGAATACCAACTAGAAATTTAAATGACACAGTAGCTAGTATGATTATTGAATTTGTAGAGTGGATTAACACACTTGAGTTTTTTAAAAATTGGAAGAAACAACCAGGTAAGCCACTAGATACACAATTAGATGAGATTGCTGATTACTTAGCTTTCAGTTTGCAATTAACTTTGACTATTGTTGATGAAGAAGATTTGGAAGAAACTACTGAGGTTATGGTTGATTTAATTGAAAATGAAGTTACTTTACCTAAACTACATTCAGTTTATTTTGTTCATGTAATGCATACACTAACAGAACAATTTGTAAAAGGTATTGATAATAGCATTGTACAAGTTTTAATAATGCCGTTTTTGTACGCCAATACTTACTATTCTATCGACCAACTCATTGACGCATACAAAAAGAAAATGAAAAGGAATCATGAAAGACAAGATGGAACAGCAGACGCAGGAAAAGGATACGTGTAAAGACATCTTAGATCGAGTCAAGGAGGTTTTGGGGAAGTGACGCAATACTTAGTCACAACATTCAAAGATTCAACAGGACGCAAGCATACACACATAACTAAAGCTAAAAGCAATCAAAGGTTTACAGTTGTTGAGGCAGAGAGTAAAGAAGAAGCTGAGCGCAAATACGAGGCACAAGTTAAAAGAGATGCAGTTATTAAAGTGGGTCAGTTATTTGAAAATATAAGGGAGTGTGGGAAATGACGGAGGTTAAAATTAAAACTATTTCAGATAGAGTTTATTACACAACAACAGATCTAGCTTCTGACGATTATATTAATCTTGTTATGAATCTAGTGATTGAGGATTTTCTTCCGGTCAAAGATGTGTTCAACAATGAAGTATGGGTTAAAAGAGATGAGATTGAATCATTTACATTTATTAAGGAGGCAAACGATGATTAACATACCTAAAATGAAATTCCCGAAAAAGTACACTGAAATAATCAAAAAATATAAAAATAAAGCACCTGAAGAAAAGGCTAAGATTGAAGATGATTTTATTAAAGAAATTAAAGATAAAGACAGTGAATTTTACAGTCCTACGATGGCTAATATGAATGAATATGAATTAAGGGCTATGTTAAGAATGATGCCTAGTTTAATTGATACTGGAGATGACAATGATGATTAAAAAACTTAAAAATATGGATGGGTTCGACATCTTTATTGTTGGAATACTGTCATTATTCGGTATATTCGCATTGCTACTTGTTATCACATTGCCTATCTATACAGTGGCTAGTTACCAACACAAAGAATTACATCAAGGAACTATTACAGATAAATATAACAAGAGACAAGATAAAGAAGACAAGTTCTATATTGTATTAGACAACAAACAAGTCATTGAAAATTCCGACTTATTATTCAAAAAGAAATTTGATAGCGCAGATATACAAGCTAGGTTAAAAGTAGGCGATAAGGTAGAAGTTAAAACAATCGGTTATAGAATACACTTTTTAAATTTATATCCGGTCTTATACGAAGTAAAGAAGGTAGATAAACAATGATTAAACAAATACTAAGACTATTATTCTTACTAGCAATGTATGAGTTAGGTAAGTATGTAACTGAGCAAGTGTATATTATGATGACGGCTAATGATGATGTAGAGGCGCCGAGTGATTACGAAAAAATCAGAGCTGAAGTTTCATGGTAATAGCTATTATCATTTTTGAATTAATTATATTAATGTGTTTAGCAATAGCACTGGAGGTGTTGTAAATATGTGGATTGTCATTTCAATCGTTTTAGCTATATTTTTATTGATCTTGTTAAGTAGCATTTCTCATAAGATGAAAACCATAGAAGCATTGGAGTATATGAATTCTTATCTTTTCAAGCAGTTAGTAAAAAATAATGGTGTTGAAGGTTTAGAAGATTATGAAAATGAAGTTGAACGAATTAGAAAAAGATTCAAAAGCTAAAGAGGGGGCTAAAGCCCTCTCCAGGATTAAAAGAAGCGGATATTTTTTATTTCGTTTTTGTAAATTAAAACTAATTTATGTGAAATTGTCTTTGAAGTCTTGATAATTAAGAAGGTTGAATTTTCTGAGATTATATTAGTTACGGGAAAGGCTTTTCCTGAGTGCAATAAAATTAAAGTTCTCAAGTTTTCATTTTCGTATTTATCATAAATGATTTCGCGTAAAGTTTTCAAAATTTGTCACCTCTTTAATTTTATTAAATTAATTATACAAGAAAGGAGCCGAATATGTTAGACAAAGTCACTCAAATAGAAACAATTAAATATGATCGTGATGTCTCATATTCTTATGCTGCTAGTCGTTTATCCACATATTGGACTAATCACAATATGGCTTGGTCTGACTTTATGCAGAAGCTAGCACAAACAGTTAGAACTAAAGAAGATTTAACTGAGTACAATAAAATGTCTAAGTCTGAACAAGCAGATATAAAAGATGTTGGCGGATTTGTCGGTGGATATTTAAAAGAAGGCAAACGACGTGCTGGTCAAGTCATGAATCGTTCAATGCTAACACTTGATATCGATTATGCTGCTCAAGATATGACTGACATATTATCTATGTTTTATGATTTTGCATATTGTTTATATTCAACACATAAGCATAGAGAGATAAGTCCAAGACTGCGTTTAGTGATTCCTTTAAAACGAAATGTAAATGCAGATGAGTATGAAGCTATTGGGCGTAAAGTCGCAGATATCGTTGGCATGGATTACTTCGATGATACAACTTATCAACCACATAGGTTAATGTATTGGCCTTCAACTAGCAATGATGCAGAATTTTTCTTTACCTATGAAGATTTACCTTTGTTAGATCCAGATAAAATATTAAATGAATATGTTGATTGGACTGACACATTAGAATGGCCAACGTCTTCAAAGGAAGAGAGTAAGACTAAAAGATTAGCAGATAAGCAAGGTGACCCAGAAGAAAAGCCGGGAATTGTTGGCGCATTTTGTAGAGCCTATACGATAGAAGAAGCTATATCAACTTTTATTCCTGACTTATACGAAAAACATTCTACTAACCGTTATACCTATCATGAAGGTTCAACTGCAGGTGGATTGGTGTTATACGAAAATAACAAGTTTGCCTATTCTCATCATAATACGGATCCCGTTAGCGGTATGCTTGTGAACAGTTTTGATTTAGTACGCATACACTTATATGGTGCTCAAGATGAAGACGCTAAAACAGATACTCCGGTTAATCGACTACCTAGTTATAAAGCAATGCAGCAAAGAGCGCAAAATGATGAAGTTGTTAAAAAGCAATTAATTAACGACAAAATGTCTGATGCAATGCAGGATTTCGATGAAATAGTAAATAGCGATGATGCATGGTCTGAGACGTTAGAAATTACTTCGAAAGGTACTTTCAAAGCTAGTATCCCAAATATAGAAATTATATTGCGTAATGATCCAAATTTAAAAGGAAAAATAGCATTTAATGAATTTACAAAACAAATTGAATGCTTAGGGAAAGTGCCATGGAATACTAATTTTAAGACACGTCAATGGCAAGACGGTGATGATAGCAGTTTAAGAAGTTATATCGAAAAGATTTATGACATACACCATTCAGGTAAAACAAAAGATGCCATTATAAGCGTAGCAATGCAAAATGCTTATCATCCAGTAAGGGATTATCTAAATAAAATATCGTGGGATGGACATAAACGTCTTGAAAAGTTATTTATCAAATACTTAGGTGTTGAAGATACTGAAGTGAATAGAACAACTACCAAAAAAGCATTGACTGCTGGAATTGCTCGAGTAATGGAGCCTGGATGTAAATTTGACTATATGCTTACACTTTATGGTCCTCAAGGTGTAGGTAAATCTGCTTTGCTAAAAAAATTAGGTGGTGCATGGTTTTCTGACAGTTTAGTTTCTGTTACAGGTAAAGAAGCCTATGAGGCCTTACAAGGCGTTTGGCTAATGGAAATGGCAGAACTTGCAGCTACAAGAAAAGCTGAAGTTGAAGCTATTAAGCATTTCATATCTAAACAAGTTGACCGGTTTCGTGTTGCTTATGGACATTATATTGAAGATTTTCCAAGGCAATGTATTTTCATTGGTACAACTAATAAAGTTGATTTCTTAAGAGATGAAACTGGTGGAAGACGTTTTTGGCCAATGACTGTAAATCCAGAGAGAGTTGAAGTGAACTGGTCTAAACTAACCAAAGAAGAGATCGACCAAATTTGGGCAGAAGCTAAATATTATTATGAACAAGGAGAAGAGTTATTCCTCAACCCTGAACTAGAAGAAGAAATGCGTTCAATACAAAGCAAACATACTGAGGAATCTCCATATACAGGCATTATTGATGAATATCTTAACACACCAATTCCTAGCAATTGGGATGACTTAACTATCTTTGAACGAAGACGATTTTATCAAGGTGATGTTGATATGTTACCAACAGGAAATGTAGATTACGTTGAAAGAAATAAGGTCTGTGCGCTTGAAGTGTTTGTTGAATGTTTTGGTAAAGATAAGGGAGATAGTAGAGGATCTATGGAAATTAGAAAGATTTCAAACATCTTAAGACAATTAGACAATTGGTCTGTATATGATGGTAATAAAAGTGGGAAAATTCGATTTGGAAAAGATTATGGTGTACAGATAGCTTATGTAAGAGATGAAAGTTTAGAAGATTTAATATAATAAATATTGAATAAATATACATTTTAGAGTGTTGTATCAGATGTTGCATCATTTTTTGAGTGATGCAACACGTGAGTGTAAAAAGTAATCGTAGGTGTTGCATCATTTTTAGTGATGCAACATTGATGCAACAAATGATACAACACCTCTTTCCCTTCTCGCTGTAAGGTTCAACCCTGTTTGTTTCCAATGTTGCATCAAATTCACTATAAAGTTTAAAAAGTAGTGTTAGGGAGTAAAGAGGTATAGGGGTAACCCTCTAACAGCTATTTTTAAAAGTTTGGCAAGAATTGATGCAACATCGGAACACAAATATAAATTTTGTATACAAGGTGAATATATGAAAGAATCGACATTAGAAAAATATTTAGTGAAAGAGATATCAAAGCTAAACGGTTTATGTTTAAAATGGGTTGCACCTGGAACAAGAGGTGTGCCAGATAGAATTATTATTATGCCAGAAGGAAAAACATATTTTGTAGAAATGAAGCAAGAAAAAGGAAAGTTGCATCCTTTACAAAAATATGTGCATAGACAATTTGAAAATAGAGATCATAAAGTATATGTGTTATGGAATAAAGAACAAGTAAATACTTTTATCAGAATGGTAGGTGGAACATTTGGCGATTGACTTCAAACCACATAGCTATCAAAAGTATGCAATAGATAAAGTGATAGATAATGAGAAATACGGTCTGTTTTTAGATATGGGTCTAGGGAAAACAGTATCAACACTTACAGCATTTAGTGAATTGCAGTTGTTAGACACTAAAAAAATGTTAGTTATAGCACCTAAACAAGTTGCTAAAGATACATGGGTTGATGAAGTTGATAAGTGGAACCATTTAAATCATCTGAAAGTGTCTTTAGTTTTAGGAACACCTAAAGAAAGAAATGATGCATTAAACACAGAGGCTGATATCTATGTAACCAATAAAGAAAATACTAAATGGTTATGTGATCAATATAAAAAAGAATGGCCATTTGACATGGTTGTGATTGATGAACTGTCTACATTTAAAAGTCCTAAGAGTCAAAGGTTTAAATCTATTAAAAAGAAATTACCACTCATTAATAGATTTATAGGATTAACAGGAACACCTAGTCCAAATAGTTTACAGGATTTATGGGCTCAAGTTTATTTGATAGACAGAGGTGAAAGACTTGAGTCTTCATTCAGTCGTTATCGAGAAAGGTACTTTAAACCAACTCATCAAGTTAGCGAACATATTTTTAAGTGGGAGCTAAGAGACGGATCTGAAGAAAAGATATATAAACAAATAGAAGATATATGTTTAAGCATGAAAGCGAAAGATTATCTGGATATGCCTGACAGAGTTGATACTAAACAAACAGTAGTCTTATCAGAAAAAGAAAGAAAAGTATATGAAGAATTAGAAAAAAACTATATTTTAGAATCGGAAGAAGAAGGAACAGTTGTAGCTCAAAATGGGGCATCATTAAGTCAGAAACTACTTCAACTATCTAACGGCGCAGTTTATACAGATGAGGAAGATGTAAGACTTATACATGATAAGAAGTTAGATAAGTTAGAGGAAATTATAGAGGAGTCTCAAGGCCAACCAATACTATTGTTTTATAACTTCAAACACGATAAAGAAAGAATACTTCAAAGGTTTAAGGAAGCAACCACATTAGACGATTCAAACTATAAAGAACGTTGGAACAGTGGAGACATTAAGTTGCTTATAGCACATCCAGCAAGTGCAGGACATGGATTAAACTTACAACAAGGTGGGCACATTATTGTTTGGTTTGGACTTACATGGTCCTTGGAATTATACCAACAAGCAAATGCTAGATTATACAGACAAGGACAAAATCATACGACTATTATTCATCATATCATGACCGATAACACAATAGATCAAAGAGTATATAAAGCTTTACAAAATAAAGAACTAACGCAAGAAGAATTAATGAAAGCTATTAAAGCAAGAATAGCTAAGCATAAGTAATGGAGGTCTAACATGGGGAACACAATATATGATATCAAGCCAGGCACATTTAAATATATTGAATCAGAAATATATAATTTAAATGAGAACAAGAAAGAAATAAAAAGATTGAGGTTGGAAATACTTAATCCAACGAAGGAACAAGATTCCAATATTGTATATGGACCATTACAAAAAGGCGAACCAGTTAGAACAACTGAACTAATGGCAACTAGATTATTAACTAATAAGATGTTACGAAACCTTGAAGAAATGGTCGAAGCAGTTGAGAGTGAATACTTAAAGTTGCCTGAAGATCATAAGAAAGTAATAAGGCTCAAGTATTGGAATAAAGAAAAGAAGTTAAAGATGGAACAGATAGGACATGAATGCCATATGCATCGTAATACTGTTACTACTATACGAAAGAACTTTGTTAAAGCGGTAGCGTATCATGCAGGTATCAAATAACATTGTGCAAAGATTGTGCAAAAGGCCTACAAATCTGTAGTAATATGATAGTATCGGAAAGATGTATAAAGTTATCTAAAAGTTATACGACACAAGTACACGAGGCACATCGCTATGCGGTGTGTCTTTTGTTATGCAATCAAAGAGGTGTAAGAGATGACCAAGCACAATAACATTTATAAGCATGGTCGTAAGTCATATCAATACGATTGGTTCTATCATTCAAAAGCATGGAAGAAGTTAAGGGAGATAGCATTAGATAGAGATAATCATCTTTGTCAAATGTGTTTACGCGAAGATATTGTAACAGATGCAAACATAGTGCATCACATTATTTATGTTGATGAAGATTTTAACAAAGCTTTAGAATTAGATAATCTAATGTCAGTTTGTTATGGCTGTCATAACAAAATTCATGCAAATGGTAATGACAAAAGTAATCTTAAGAAAATTAGAGTTCTAAAAATTTAAATAAAAAAACATTTAAATAAAATTTTATAGCCCCCTGCCCATTGGCTTAAAATGTTTTTTCGCCGGGTACCGGCGGGGGCCCTTCGCTTGCAACGCGGATAAACTTTTATGAAAGGGGGTCTTTATATGAAATTAACAAAAAAACAGCTGAAAGAATATATAGAGGATTATAAAAAATCTGATGACATATTAATTAATTTGTATATAGAAACGTATGAATTTTATTGTCGGTTAAGAGATGAACTTAAAAATAGTGATTTGATGATAGAGCATACAAACAAGGCTGGTGCGAGCAATATTGTTAAGAATCCATTAAGCATAGAACTGACAAAAACAGTTCAAACACTAAATAACTTACTCAAGTCTATGGGTTTAACTGCAGCACAAAGAAAAAAGATAGTTCAAGAAGAAGGTGGATTCGGTGACTATTAAAGTTTTAAATGAACCTTCACCAAAACTATTAACAACATGGTATGCAGAGCAAGTCACTCAAGGGAAAATAAAAACAAGCAAATATGTTAAAAAAGAATGTGAGAGACACCTTAGATATCTAGAAAATGGAGGTAAATGGGTATTTGATGAAGAATTAGCGCACCGTCCTATTCGATTCATAGAAAAGTTTTGTAAACCTTCCAAAGGATCTAAACGTCAACTTGTATTACAACCATGGCAACATTTTATTATTGGCAGTTTGTTTGGTTGGGTTCATAAAGAAACAAAACTGCGCAGGTTTAAAGAAGCTTTGATATTTATGGGGCGAAAAAATGGTAAAACAACTACTATATCTGGTGTTGCTAACTATGCTGTTTCTCAAGATGGAGAAAACGGCGCTGAAATCCATCTTTTAGCAAACGTAATGAAACAAGCTAGAATATTATTCGATGAATCTAAGGCGATGATAAAAGCTAGCCCAAAGCTTGATAAAAATTTCAGAACATTAAGAGATGAAATCCATTATGACGCAACGATATCAAAAATTATGCCCCAAGCATCAGATAGCGATAAGTTAGATGGATTGAATACACACATGGGGATTTTTGATGAAATTCATGAATTTAAAGACTATAAATTGATTTCAGTTATAAAAAACTCAAGAGCTGCAAGGTTACAACCTCTTCTCATCTACATTACGACAGCAGGGTATCAATTAGATGGTCCACTTGTTGATATGGTAGAAGCGGGAAGAGACACCTTAGATCAAATCATAGAAGACGAAAGAACTTTTTATTATTTAGCATCTTTGGATGATGACGATGATATTAATGATTCGTCGAACTGGATAAAAGCAAATCCCAACTTAGGTGTCTCTATAAATTTAGATGAGATGAAAGAAGAGTGGGAAAAAGCTAAGAGAACACCAGCTGAACGTGGAGATTTTATAACCAAAAGGTTTAATATCTTTGCTAATAATGACGAGATGAGTTTTATTGATTACCCAACACTCCAAAAAAATAATGAAATTGTTTCTTTAGAAGAGCTGGAAGGCAGACCATGCACGATTGGTTATGATTTATCAGAAACAGAGGACTTTACAGCCGCGTGTGCTACTTTTGCGTTAGATAATGGTAAAGTTGCAGTTTTATCGCATTCATGGATTCCTAAGCACAAAGTTGAATATTCTAACGAAAAAATACCCTATAGAGAATGGGAAGAAGATGGCTTATTAACAGTGCAAGATAAGCCTTATATTGACTACCAAGATGTTTTAAATTGGATAATTAAGATGAATGAGCATTATGTAGTAGAAAAAATTACTTATGATAGAGCGAACGCATTCAAACTAAATCAAGAGTTAAAAAATTACGGGTTTGAAACGGAAGAAACAAGACAAGGAGCTTTGACCTTGAGCCCTGCATTGAAGGATTTAAAAGAAATGTTTTTAGATGGGAAAATAATATTTAATAATAATCCTTTAATGAAATGGTATATCAATAATGTTCAGTTGAAACTAGACAGAAACGGAAACTGGTTGCCGTCTAAGCAAAGCAGATATCGTAAAATAGATGGCTTTGCAGCATTTTTAAACACATATACAGATATTATGAATAAAGTTGTTTCTGACAAGGGTGAAGGAAACATAGAATTTATTAGTATTAAAGATATAATGCGTTAAGGAGGTGAATGTTATCGCAAAAGAGAATATTGTCACACGCATAAAGAAAAAATTGATAGACAATTGGATTGATCAGTCAGCTTCTAAGCTTTATGACTTTAGCCCATGGAAAAATAAATCTTTTTGGGGTGTAATCAATAATACGCTTGAAACTAATGAAACGATATTTTCAGCTATTACAAAGTTATCTAATTCGATGGCTAGTTTGCCCTTGAAAATGTATGAAGATTATAAAGTAGTTAATACAGAAGTATCTGATTTACTTACAGTGTCACCGAATAATTCTCTGAGCAGTTTTGATTTTATTAATCAAATTGAAACAATCAGAAATGAAAAAGGTAATGCATATGTGCTAATTGAACGAGACATCTATCATCAACCATCAAAGCTTTTCTTATTAAATCCAGATGTTGTTGAAATGTTAATTGAAAACCAATCACGTGAACTTTATTATTCCATTCATGCTGCAACTGGAAATAAATTGATTGTTCATAATATGGACATGTTGCATTTTAAACACATCGTGGCATCTAATATGGTGCAAGGCATTAGTCCGATTGATGTGTTGAAGAATACAACTGATTTTGATAATGCAGTAAGAACCTTTAATCTTACAGAAATGCAAAAACCTGATTCTTTCATGCTTAAATATGGTTCCAATGTAGGTAAAGAAAAAAGGCAGCAAGTGTTAGAAGATTTCAAACAGTACTATGAAGAAAACGGTGGAATATTATTCCAAGAGCCTGGTGTTGAAATCGAACCGTTACCTAAAAAATATGTCTCTGAAGATATAGTGGCAAGCGAGAATTTAACAAGAGAAAGAGTAGCTAACGTTTTTCAATTGCCCTCAGTATTCTTAAATGCAAGATCAAATACAAATTTCGCGAAAAATGAAGAGTTAAACAGATTTTACTTGCAGCATACCTTATTGCCAATCGTCAAACAGTATGAAGAAGAATTTAATCGGAAACTACTTACTAAAACAGACAGAGAAAAAAATAGGTATTTTAAATTTAACGTTAAATCTTATTTAAGGGCTGATAGTGCAACACAAGCAGAAGTGTACTTTAAAGCAGTTCGTAGTGGTTACTACACTATAAATGACATTAGAGAGTGGGAAGATTTACCACCAGTTGAAGGTGGAGATAAGCCGCTAATAAGCGGTGATTTATACCCAATTGACACGCCACTTGAATTAAGAAAATCTTTGAAAGGTGGTGATAAAAATGTCAATGAAAGCTAAGTATTTTCAAATGAAAAGAAAATCAAAAAGTAAAGGTGAAATATTTATTTATGGTGATATTGTAAGTGATAAATGGTTTGAAAGTGATGTAACTGCTACAGATTTCAAAAATAAACTAGATGAACTAGGAGACATCAGTGAAATAGATGTTCATATAAATTCATCTGGAGGCAGTGTATTTGAAGGGCATGCAATATACAATATGCTAAAAATGCATCCTGCAAAAATTAATATCTATGTCGATGCCTTAGCGGCATCAATTGCTAGTGTTATCGCTATGAGTGGTGACACTATTTTTATGCACAAAAATAGTTTTTTAATGATTCATAATTCATGGGTTATGACTGTAGGTAATGCAGAAGAATTAAGAAAGACAGCGGATTTACTTGAAAAAACAGATGCTGTTAGTAATTCAGCTTATTTAGATAAAGCAAAAGATTTAGATCAAGAACACTTAAAACAGATGTTAGATGCAGAAACTTGGCTTACTGCAGAAGAAGCCTTGTCTTTCGGCTTGATAGATGAAATTTTAGGAGCTAATGAAATAGCTGCTAGTATCTCTAAAGAGCAATATAAGCGTTTCGAGAACGTCCCAGAAGATTTAAAGAAAGATGTAGACAAAATCACTAAAATTGATGATGTAGATACATCTGAATTGGTTGAAACACCTAAAGAAAGTATGTCACTAGAAGAAAAAGAAAAAAGAGAAAAAATTAAACGCGAATGCGAAATTTTAAAAATGACAATGAATTATTAGGAGGAAATGAAATGCCGACATTATATGAATTAAAACAATCCTTAGGTATGATTGGACAACAATTAAAAAATAAAAATGATGAATTGAGTCAGAAAGCAACAGATCCAAATATTGATATGGAAGACATCAAACAACTAGAAACAGAAAAAGCAGGTTTACAACAAAGATTTAACATTGTTGAAAGACAAGTGCAAGACATTGAAGAGAAAGAAAAAGCGAAAGTTAAAGATAAAGGAGAAGCTTATCAATCTTTAAGTGATAATGAGAAGATGGTTAAAGCTAAGGCAGAGTTTTATCGTCACGCGATTTTACCAAATGAATTTGAAAAACCTTCAATGGAGGCACAACGTTTATTACACGCTTTACCAACAGGAAATGATTCAGGTGGAGATAAGCTCTTACCAAAAACACTTTCTAAAGAAATTGTTTCAGAACCATTTGCTAAAAACCAATTACGTGAAAAAGCTCGTCTAACTAACATTAAAGGTTTAGAGATTCCAAGAGTTTCATACACTTTAGACGATGATGATTTCATTACAGACGTAGAAACAGCAAAAGAATTAAAAGCAAAAGGTGATACAGTCAAGTTCACTACTAATAAATTCAAAGTATTTGCTGCAATTTCAGATACTGTAATTCATGGATCAGATGTAGATTTAGTAAACTGGGTTGAAAACGCACTACAATCAGGATTAGCAGCTAAAGAGCGTAAAGATGCCTTAGCAGTAAGTCCTAAATCTGGATTAGAACACATGTCATTTTATAATGGATCTGTTAAAGAAGTTGAGGGAGCAGACATGTATGATGCTATTATTAACGCTTTAGCAGATTTACATGAAGATTATCGTGATAACGCAACAATTTATATGCGATATGCAGATTATGTCAAAATTATTAGTGTTCTTTCAAATGGAACAACAAATTTCTTTGACACACCAGCAGAAAAAGTATTTGGCAAACCAGTAGTATTTACAGATGCAGCAGTTAAACCTATTGTGGGAGATTTCAATTATTTTGGAATTAACTATGATGGAACAACTTATGACACTGATAAAGATGTTAAAAAAGGCGAATATTTGTTTGTATTAACAGCATGGTATGATCAGCAACGTACATTAGACAGTGCATTCAGAATTGCAAAAGCAAAAGAAAATACAGGTCCATTACCCAGCTAAGCCCCAAAAGGTTAATGTAACAGCTAAGGCTAAATCAGCTGTAATATCAGCCGAATAGGGGTGATGAAATGAGTTTAGAAGAAATTAAATTGTGGTTGAGAATTGACTATAATTTCGAAAATGATTTAATTGAAGGTCTCATTCAATCGGCTAAGTCTGAATTACTATTAAGTGGGGTTCCAGATTATGACAAAGATGACTTGGAATACCCGCTTTTTTGTACAGCGATTAAATATATCATTGCAAGAGATTATGAAAGTCGTGGATACTCAAATGACCAATCTAGAAGCAAGGTGTTTAATGAAAAAGGATTGCAAAAAATGATTTTGAAATTAAAAAAGTGGTAGGTGATTTTTAAATGGAATTTAATGAATTTAAAGATCGCGCGTATTTTTTTCAATATATAAACAAAGGACCATATCCAGATGAAGAGGAAAAAATGAAATTGTATAGTTGCTTTTGTAAAATTTATAATCCTTCTATGAAAGATAGAGAAATTTTAAAAGCGACTGAATCAAAATCAGGATTAACCATAATTGTCAGGTCTTCTAAAACTGAATATCTACCACAAACAAATCACTTAGTTAAAATTGACAGTGCATTATATTCCGATAAATTATTCAACATTGTAGAAATAAGAATTGATACACCAGATATTGGCTATAATACAGTGGTTTTATCAGAAAAATGAGTGTAGAAATTAAAGGGATACCTGAAGTGTTGAATAAATTAGAATCGGTATACGGTAAACAAGCAATGCAGGCTAAGAGTGATAAAGCTTTAAATGAAGCATCTGAATTTTTTATAAAGGCTTTAAAGAAAGAGTTCGAGAGCTTTAAAGATACGGGTGCCAGTATAGAAGAAATGACTAAATCTAAGCCTTATACAAAAGTTGGCAGTCAAGAAAGGGCTGTTTTAATTGAATGGGTAGGCCCTATGAATCGCAAAAACATTATTCACTTGAATGAACATGGTTATACAAGAGATGGAAAAAAATATACACCAAGAGGTTTTGGAGTTATTGCAAAAACATTAGCTGCTAGCGAACGTAAGTATAGAGAAATTATAAAAAAGGAGTTGGCCAGATAAATGAATATATTAAACACCATAAAAGGAATTTTATTATCTGATGCAGAGCTCAAAACACATATAAATTCTAGAATATACTATTACAAAGTCACTGAAAACGCTGAAACTTCCAAACCCTTTGTTGTTATTACACCTGTTTATGATTTGCCTTCAGACTTTATGTCTGATAAATATCTCAGTGAAGAATACTTAATTCAAATAGATGTAGAATCTTCAAATAATCAGAAAACAATTGATATAACAAAACGAATAAGATACCTGTTATATCAACAAAATTTAATTCAAGCATCTAGTCAGTTAGATGCTTATTTTGAAGAAACTAAACGTTATGTGATGTCGAGACGATATCAAGGCATACCCAAAAATATATATTATAAAAATCAGCGCATCGAATAGGTGTGCTTTTTAATTTTTAAGGAGGAAATAAGCAATGGCAGAAGGACAAGGTTCTTATAAAGTAGGTTTTAAAAGATTATACGTTGGAGTTTTTAACCCAGAAGCAACAAAAGTAGTTAAACGCATGACATGGGAAGATGAAAAAGGTGGTACAGTTGACCTAAATATCACAGGTTTAGCACCAGATTTAGTAGATATGTTTGCATCTAACAAACGTGTATGGATGAAAAAACAAGGTACTAATGAAGTTAAGTCTGACATGAGTATTTTCAATATTCCAAGTGATGATTTAAACACAGTTATTGGACGTACTAAAGATAAAAATGGTACATCTTGGGTAGGAGAGAATACAAGAGCACCGTATGTAACAGTAATTGGCGAATCGGAAGATGGTTTAACAGGTCAGCCGGTATATGTAGCCTTACTTAAAGGTACTTTTAGTTTAGATTCAATTGAATTTAAAACACGAGGTGAAAAAGCAGAAGCCCCAGAACCTACAAAATTAACAGGTGACTGGATGAATAGAAAAGTTGATGTTGATGGAACGTCACAAGGTATTGTATACGGTTATCATGAAGGTAAAGAAGGAGAAGCAGAATTCTTCAAAAAAGTATTCGTTGGATACACGGACAGTGAAGATCATTCAGAGGATTCTGCAGGTTCGTTACCCAGCTAATCCCCAAAATGTTGAAGTAGCAGTTAATTCAAAATCTGCAACAGTTTCAGCAGAATAGGGGCTTTCAAAATAAATCAAAGGAGAATAATTTATGACTAAAACTTTAAAGGTTTATAAAGGAGACGACGTCGTAGCTTCTGAACAAGGTGAAGGCAAAGTGTCAGTAACTTTATCTAATTTAGAAGCGGATACAACTTATCCAAAAGGTACTTACCAAGTGGCATGGGAAGAAAATGGTAAAGAATCTAGTAAAGTTGATGTACCTCAATTCAAAACCAATCCAATTCTAGTCTCAGGCGTATCATTTACACCAGAAACTAAATCAATTATGGTAAATACCGATGACAATGTTGAGCCAAACATTGCACCAAGCACAGCAACGAATAAAATATTGAAATATACAAGTGAACATCCAGAATTTGTTACTGTAGATGAAAATACAGGAGCAATTCACGGTGTAGCTGAAGGTACTTCAGTAATCACTGCTATGTCTACTGATGGAAGCGATAAGTCAGGACAAATTTCAGTGACAGTAACAAACGGATAGGGATTTAAGGCGCAGTATATCTGCGTCTTTTTTATTTGAATAAAAGGAGCTAATACAATGATTAAATTTGAAATTAAAGATCGTAAAACAGGAAAAACAGAGAGCTATACAAAAGAAGATGTAACAATGGGCGAAGCAGAAAAATGCTATGAGTATTTAGAATTAGTAAATCAAGAGAATAAAAAAGAAGCACCTAACGCAACAAAAATGAGACAAAAAGAGCGACAGTTATTAGTAGATTTATTTAAAGATGAAGGATTGACTGAAGAAGATGTTCTGAACAAGATGAGTACTAAAACTTATACAAAAGCCTTACAAGATATATTTCGAGAAATCAATGGTGAAGATGAAGAAGATTCAGAAACTGAACCAGAAGAGATGGGAAAGACAGAAGAACAATCTCAATAAAAGACATTTTATCGAACATTAAGAAAATACAACGTTTCTGTATGGAGCAGTATGGGTGGACATTAACTGAAGTCAGAAAACAGCCGTATGTAAAACTTTTAGAAATACTTAATGAAGAGAATAAAGAAGAGACTGAAGAAAAACAAAGTGAACAAAAAGTCATTACAGGTACGGATTTAAGAAAACTTTTTGGAAGCTAGAAAGGAGGTTAATATGAATGAAAAAGTAGAAGGCATGACCTTGGAGCTGAAATTAGACCATTTAGGTGTCCAAGAATGCATGAAAGGTTTAAAGCGACAATTAGGTGTTGTTAATAGTGAAATGAAAGCTAATCTGTCAGCATTTGATAAGTCTGAAAAATCAATGGAAAAATATCAGGCGAGAATTAAGGGGTTAAATGATAGGCTTAAAGTTCAAAAAAAGATGTATTCTCAAGTAGAAGATGAGCTTAAACAAGTTAACGCTAATTACCAAAAAGCTAAATCCAGTGTAAAAGATGTTGAGAAAGCATATTTAAAGTTAGTAGAAGCCAATAAAAAAGAAAAATTAGCTCTTGATAAATCTAAAGAAGCCTTAAAATCATCGAATACAGAACTTAAAAAAGCTGAAAATCAATATAAACGTACAAATCAACGTAAACAAGATGCGTATCAAAAACTTAAACAGTTGAGAGATGCAGAACAAAAGCTTAAGAATAGTAACCAAGCTACTACTGCACAACTAAAAAGAGCAAGTGACGCAGTACAGAAGCAGTCCGCTAAGCATAAAGCACTTGTTGAACAATATAAACAAGAAGGCAATCAAGTTCAAAAACTAAAAGTGCAAAATGACAATCTTTCAAAATCAAATGATAAAATTGAAAGTTCTTACGCTAAAACTAATACTAAATTAAAGCAAACAGAAAAAGAATTTAATGATTTAAACAATACTATTAAGAATCATAGCGCTAATGTCGCAAAAGCTGAAACAGCTGTTAATAAAGAAAAAGCTGCTTTAAATAATTTGGAGCGTTCAATAGATAAAGCTTCATCCGAAATGAAGACTTTTAACAAAGAACAAATGATAGCTCAAAGTCATTTCGGTAAACTTGCAAGTCAAGCGGATGTCATGTCAAAGAAATTTAGTTCTATTGGAGACAAAATGACTTCCCTGGGACGTACAATGACGATGGGCGTATCTACACCAATTACTTTAGGGTTAGGTGCAGCATTAAAAACAAGTGCAGACTTTGAAGGCCAAATGTCTCGAGTTGGAGCGATTGCGCAAGCAAGCAGTAAAGACTTGAAAAGCATGTCTAATCAAGCAGTTGACTTAGGAGCTAAAACCAGTAAAAGTGCTAACGAAGTTGCTAAAGGTATGGAAGAATTGGCAGCTTTAGGCTTTAATGCCAAACAAACAATGGAGGCTATGCCAGGTGTTATCAGTGCAGCAGAAGCAAGTGGTGCAGAAATGGCTACAACTGCAACTGTAATGGCTTCAGCGATTAACTCTTTCGGTTTAAAAGCATCTGATGCAAATCATGTTGCTGATTTACTTGCGAGATCAGCAAATGATAGTGCTGCAGATATTCAGTACATGGGAGATGCATTGAAGTATGCTGGTACTCCTGCAAAAGCATTAGGAGTTTCAATAGAGGACACTTCCGCAGCAATTGAAGTTTTATCTAACTCAGGTTTAGAGGGTTCTCAAGCAGGTACTGCCCTAAGAGCTTCATTTATCAGGCTAGCTAATCCAAGTAAAAATACAGCTAAGGAAATGAAAAAATTAGGTATTCATTTGTCTGATGCTAAAGGTCAATTTGTTGGCATGGGTGAATTGATTAGACAGTTCCAAGATAATATGAAAGGCATGACGAGAGAACAAAAACTAGCTACAGTGGCTACAATAGTTGGTACTGAAGCAGCAAGTGGATTTTTAGCCTTGATTGAAGCGGGACCAGATAAAATTAATAGCTATAGTAAATCCTTAAAGAATTCCAATGGCGAAAGTAAAAAAGCAGCAGATTTGATGAAAGATAATCTCAAAGGCGCTCTGGAACAATTAGGTGGCGCTTTTGAATCATTAGCAATCGAAGTCGGTAAAGATTTAACGCCTATGATTAGAGCAGGAGCGGAAGGTTTAACAAAATTAGTTGATGGATTTACACATCTCCCTGGTTGGGTTAGAAAAGCTTCAGTAGGATTAGCACTTTTTGGTGCAGCAATTGGACCTGCAGTTCTTGCTGGAGGGTTATTAATACGTACAGTTGGAAGTGCTGCTAAAGGATATGCGTCATTAAATAGACGTATTGCTGAAAATACAATCCTTTCAAATACTAATTCAAAAGCAATGAAATCTTTAGGTCTTCAAACATTATTTCTTGGTTCTACAACAGGAAAAACGTCAAAAGGCTTTAAAGGGTTAGCCGGAGCTATGATGTTTAATTTAAAACCTATAAATGTTTTGAAAAATTCTGCAAAGCTAGCAATTTTACCGTTCAAACTTTTGAAAAACGGTTTAGGATTAGCTGCAAAATCTTTATTTGCAGTAAGTGGAGGCGCAAGATTTGCGGGTGTAGCCTTAAGGTTTTTAACAGGACCTATAGGTGCTACAATAACTGCTATTACAATTGCGTATAAAGTTTTTAAAACCGCATATGATCGTGTGGAATGGTTCAGAAACGGTATTAACGGTTTAGGAGAAACTATAAAGTTTTTTGGTGGTAAAATTATTGGCGGCGCTGTTAGAAAGCTAGGAGAGTTTAAAAACTATCTTGGAAGTATCGGCAAAAGCTTCAAAGAAAAGTTTTCAAAAGATATGAAAGATGGTTATAAATCATTAAGCGACGATGACCTTCTCAAAGTAGGAGTCAACAAGTTTAAAGGATTTATGCAAACCATGGGCACAGCTTCTAAAAAAGCGTCTGATACTGTAAAAGTGTTAGGGAAAGGTGTTTCAAAAGAAACAGAAAAAGCTTTAGAAAAATATGTGCATTATTCTGAAGAAAATAGCAGAATCATGGAAAAAGTACGTTTAAACTCGGGTCAGATATCAGAAGACAAAGCAAAAAAACTTTTGAAAATTGAAACGGATTTATCTAATAACCTTATAGCTGAAATAGAAAAAAGAAATAAAAAGGAACTCGAAAAAACTCAAGAACTTATTGATAAGTATAGTGCATTCGATGAACAAGAAAAGCAAAACATTTTAACTCGAACTAAAGAAAAAAATGACTTGCGAATTAAAAAAGAGCAAGAACTCAATCAGAAAATCAAAGAATTGAAAGAAAAAGCTTTGAGTGATGGTCAGATTTCAGAAAATGAAAGAAAAGAAATTGAAAAGCTTGAAAATCAAAGACGTGATATCACTGTTAAAGAATTGAGTAAGACTGAAAAAGAGCAAGAGCGTATTTTAGTAAGAATGCAAAGAAACAGAAATGCTTATTCAATAGACGAAGCGAGCAAAGCAATTAAAGAAGCAGAAAAAGCAAGAAAAGCAAGAAAAAAAGAAGTGGACAAGCAATATGAAGATGATGTCATTGCTATAAAAAATAACGTCAACCTTTCTAAGTCTGAAAAAGATAAATTGTTAGCTATTGCTGATCAAAGACATAAAGATGAAGTAAGAAAAGCAAAATCTAAAAAAGATGCTGTAGTAGATGTTGTTAAAAAGCAAAATAAAGATATTGATAAAGAAATGGATTTATCCAGTGGACGTGTATATAAAAATACTGAAAAGTGGTGGAATGGCCTTAAAAGTTGGTGGTCTAACTTTAGAGAAGACCAAAAGAAAAAAAGCGATAAATACGCTAAAGAACAAGAAGAAACAGCTCGTAGAAACAGAGAAAATATAAAGAAATGGTTTGGAAATGCTTGGGACGGCGTAAAAAGTAAAACTGGCGAAGCCTTTAGTAAAATGGGCAGAAATGCTAATCATTTTGGCGGCGAAATGAAAAAAATGTGGAGCGGAATCAAAGGGATTCCAAGCAAATTAAGTTCAGGTTGGAGCTCAGCCAAAAGTTCTGTAGGATACCACACTAAGGCTATAGCTAATAGTACTGGTAAATGGTTTGGAAAAGCTTGGCAATCTGTTAAATCGACAACAGGAAGTATTTACAATCAAACTAAGCAAAAGTATTCAGATGCTTCAGATAAAGCTTGGGCGCATTCAAAATCTATTTGGAGAGGCACATCAAAATGGTTTAGCAATGCATATAAAAGTGCAAAGGGCTGGCTAACGGATATGGCTAATAAATCTCGCGCGAAATGGGATAATATTTCTAGTACAGCTTGGTCGAATGCAAAATCCGTTTGGAAAGGAACATCGAAATGGTTTAGTAACTCATACAAATCTTTAAAAGATTGGACTGGGGATATGTATTCAAGAGCCCACGATCGTTTTGATGCAATTTCAAGTTCGGCATGGTCTAACGCTAAATCAGTATTTAATGGTTTTAGAAAATGGCTATCCAAAACATATGATTGGATTAGAGATATTGGTAAAGACATGGGAAGAGCTGCGGCTGATTTAGGTAAAAATGTTGCTAATAAAGCTATTGGCGGTTTGAATAGCATGATTGGCGGTATTAATAAAATATCTAAAGCCATTACTGATAAAAATCTCATCAAGCCAATACCTACATTGTCTACTGGTACTTTAGCAGGAAAGGGTGTAGCTACCGATAATTCGGGAGCATTAACGCAACCGACATTTGCTGTATTAAATGATAGAGGTTCTGGAAACGCCCCAGGTGGTGGAGTTCAAGAAGTAATTCACAGGGCTGACGGAACATTCCATGCACCCCAAGGACGAGATGTGGTTGTTCCACTAGGAGTTGGGGATAGCGTAATAAATGCTAATGACACTCTGAAGTTACAGCGTATGGGTGTTTTACCAAAGTTTCATGGAGGTACGAAAAAGAAAGATTGGCTAGACCAACTTAAAGGTAATATAGGTAAAAAAGCAGGAGAATTTGGAGCTACAGCTAAAAACACAGCGCATAATATCAAAAAAGGTGCAGAAGAAATGGTTGAAGCAGCAGGCGATAAAATCAAAGATGGTGCATCTTGGTTAGGCGATAAAATCGGCGATGTGTGGGATTACGTACAACATCCAGGGAAACTAGTAAATAAAGTAATGTCAGGTTTAAATATTAATTTTGGAGGCGGAGCTAACGCTACAGTAAAAATAGCTAAAGGCGCATACTCATTGCTCAAAAAGAAATTAGTAGACAAAGTAAAATCGTGGTTTGAAGATTTCGGTGGTGGAGGCGATGGAAGCTATCTATTTGAATATCCAATCTGGCAAAGATTTGGACGCTACACAGGTGGACTTAACTTTAATGGCGGTCGTCACTATGGTATAGACTTTGGTATGCCTTCTGGAACAAACGTTTATGCCGTTAAAGGTGGTATAGCAGATAAGGTATGGACTGATTACGGTGGCGGTAATTCTATACAAATTAAGACTGGTGCTAATGAATGGAACTGGTATATGCATTTATCTAAGCAATTAGCAAGACAAGGCCAACGTATTAAAGCTGGTCAACTGATAGGGAAATCAGGTGCTACAGGTAATTTCGTTAGAGGAGCACACTTACATTTCCAATTGATGCAAGGGTCACATCCAGGGAATGATACAGCTAAAGATCCAGAAAAATGGTTGAAGTCACTTAAAGGTAGTGGCGTTCGAAGTGGTTCAGGTGTTAATAAGGCTGCATCTGCTTGGGCAGGCGATATACGTCGTGCAGCAAAACGAATGGGTGTTAATGTTACTTCGGGTGATGTAGGAAATATTATTAGCTTGATTCAACACGAATCAGGAGGAAATGCAGGTATAACTCAATCTAGTGCGCTTAGAGACATCAACGTTTTACAGGGCAATCCAGCAAAAGGATTGCTTCAATATATCCCACAAACATTTAGACATTATGCTGTTAGAGGTCACAACAATATATATAGTGGTTACGATCAGTTATTAGCGTTCTTTAACAACAGATATTGGCGCTCACAGTTTAACCCAAGAGGTGGTTGGTCTCCAAGTGGTCCAAGAAGATATGCGAATGGTGGTTTGATTACAAAGCATCAACTTGCTGAAGTGGGTGAAGGAGATAAACAGGAGATGGTTATCCCTTTAACTAGACGTAAACGAGCAATTCAATTAACTGAACAGGTTATGCGCATCATCGGTATGGATGGCAAGCCAAATAACATCACTGTAAATAATGATACTTCAACAGTTGAAAAATTGTTGAAACAAATTGTTATGTTAAGTGATAAAGGAAATAAATTAACAGATGCATTGATTCAAACTGTTTCTTCTCAGGATAATAACTTAGGTTCTAATGATGCAATTAGAGGTTTAGAAAAAATATTGTCAAAACAAAGTGGGCATAGAGCAAATGCAAATAATTATATGGGAGGTTTGACTAATTAATGCAATCTTTTGTAAAAATCATAGATGGTTACAAGGAAGAAGTAATAACAGATTTTAATCAGCTTATATTTTTAGATGCAAGGGCTGAAAGTCCAAACACCAATGATAACAGTGTAACTATTAACGGAGTAGATGGTATTTTACCGGGCGCAATTAGTTTTGCGCCTTTTTCATTAGTATTAAGGTTTGGCTATGATGGTATAGATGTTATAGATTTAAATTTATTTGAGCATTGGTTTAGATCTGTGTTTAATCGCAGACATCCTTATTATGTTATTACTTCTCAAATGCCTGGTGTTAAATATGCAGTGAATACAGCTAATGTTACATCTAATTTAAAAGATGGTTCTTCAACTGAAATTGAAGTAAGTTTAAATGTTTATAAAGGGTATTCTGAATCAGTTAATTGGACCGATAGCGAGTTCTTATTCGACTCTAATTGGATGTTTGAAAATGGAATTCCTCTTGATTTCACACCTAAATATACTCATACATCAAATCAATTTACTATTTGGAACGGTTCTACTGATACGATAAATCCACGATTCAAGCACGATTTGAAAATATTAATTAATTTAAATGCGAGTGGAGGATTTGAACTGGTTAACTATACAACAGGTGATATTTTTAAGTACAACAAAAGTATAGATAAAAACACTGATTTTGTTTTAGATGGTGTGTATGCATATCGAGATATAAATAGAGTGGGAATTGATACAAATAGAGGCATTATAACATTAGCGCCAGGTAAAAATGAATTTAAGATTAAAGGAGACGTCAGTGATATTAAAACTACATTTAAGTTTCCTTTTATTTATAGGTAGGTGATTTAATGGATTATCATGATCATTTATCAGTAATGGATTTTAATGAATTGATTTGTGAAAATTTACTAGATGTAGATTATGGTTCTTTTAAAGAATATTATGAACTGAATGAAGCTAGGTACATCACCTTTACAGTTTATAGAACTACTCATAATAGTTTTGTTTTTGATTTATTGATTTGTGAAAACTTCATAATTTATCATGGTGAAAAATATACAATTAAGCAGACAGCGCCAAAGGTTGAAGGTGATAAAGTTTTTATTGAAGTTACGGCATATCACATAATGTATGAATTTCAAAATCACTCAGTGGAATCAAATAAGCTTGATGACGACAGTAGCGAAACTGGTAAAACGCCAGAATACTCTTTAGATGAGTACTTAAGATATGGATTTGCAAATCAAAAAACTTCGGTCAAAATGACCTATAAAATAATTGGAGATTTTAAGCGAAAAGTACCGATTGACGAATTAGGTAACAAAAACGGCTTAGAATACTGTAAAGAAGCGGTAGACCTGTTTGGCTGTATAATTTACCCAAATGATACAGAGATTGGTTTTTATTCTCCTGAAACATTTTATCAAAGAAGCGAGAAAGTGATTCGATATCAATATAATACTGATACTGTATCTGCAACTGTCAGTACATTGGAATTAAGAACAGCTATAAAAGTTTTTGGAAAAAAGTATACAGCTGAGGAAAAGAAAAATTATAATCCTATTAGAACAACTGACATTAAATATTCAAATGGTTTTATAAAAGAAGGTACTTATCGTACCGAAACAATTGGGTCTAAAGCTACTATTAACTTTGATTGCAAGTATGGTAATGAAACAGTTAGATTTACAATAAAAAAGGGCTCTCAAGGTGGAATATATAAGTTGATTTTAGACGGCAAGCAAATTAAGCAAATTTCTTGTTTTGCTAAGTCGGTTCAGTCTGAAACAATAGATTTAATAAAAAATATTGATAAAGGCAAGCACGTTTTAGAAATGATATTTTTAGGAGAAGACCCCAAAAATAGAATTGATATATCTTCAAATAAAAAAGCTAAGCCTTGTATGTATGTTGGAACTGAAAAATCAACAGTCTTAAATTTAATTGCTGATAATTCAGGTCGCAATCAATACAAAGCAATTGTCGACTACGTCGCAGATAGTGCAAAGCAGTTTGGGATTCGATATGCTAATACGCAAACAAATGAAGATATCGAAACACAGGATAAGCTGTTAGAATTTGCAAAAAAGCAAATAAATGATACTCCTAAGACTGAATTAGATGTTAATTATATAGGTTATGAAAAAATAGAGCCAAGAGATAGCGTATTTTTTGTTCATGAATTAATGGGATATAACACTGAATTAAAGGTTGTTAAACTTGATAGGTCACATCCATTTGTAAACGCAATAGATGAAGTGTCTTTCAGCAATGAAATAAAAGATATGGTACAAATTCAACAAGCACTTAACAGACGAGTTATTGCACAAGATAATAGATATAACTATCAAGCAAATCGTATAAATCATTTATACACTAGTACTTTGAATTCTCCTTTCGAGACAATGGATATAGGGAGTGTATTAATATAATGGCAACAGAAGAAGTTAAAATCAAAGCGCTACTTGAAAACGATAAACAGTACTTTCCAGCTACACACTGGAAAGCTATAAATGGGATACCTTATGCAGGCAGTAGTGATATTGATGGATTGCCTCAAGACGGTATCATTTCGGTAGATGATAAAAATAAATTAGATAAATTAAAAATAGGCGAAGCAGGAATTATTCAAAATAGCATTGTACAGAAATCCCCAAACGGTAAATTGTGGAAAATAACAGTTGACGATAGTGGGAAACTTGGTACAGTGCTATTTTATTAGAAAGGAAGGTGCATTATGGAAAATTTGTATTTAATAAAGGATTTGGGAGCTTTAGCAGGTCGAGATTATAGAGCTAAAGAAATTCAAAACCTGCAAAGAATAGAGCAATTTGCGCTTGGCTTGACAACAGAGTTTAAGTTGCATCAGAAAGCTAAAACAATGCAACACTTCGCTGAGCAAATTTATTATAATGGTAGATCGCAAGCAGCAGTAAACAAATCTTTACAAAGTCAAATTAACGCACTTGTTGTGGCACCACGTAATAACAGTGCTAATGAGATTGTTCAAGCTCGAGTTAATGTAAACGGCGAAACCTTTGACACATTAAAAGAACATTTAGACGATTGGGAAACCAAAACTCAAATTAATAAAGAGGAAACTATAAGAGAATTAAATAAGACCAAACAAGAAATTCTTGATATCGAGTATCGTTTTGAACCTGATAAGCAAGAGTTTTTATTTGTGACAGAACTTGCACCTCTTACAAATGCAGTAATGCAATCCTTCTGGTTTGATAATAGAACAGGCATAGTATACATGACACAAGCTAGAAATAATGGCTATATGCTAAGTCGTTTAAGACCTAATGGTCAATTTATAGACAGCTCATTGATTGTAGGTGGGGGTCATGGTACACATAACGGTTATAGATATATTGATGATGAGTTATGGATTTATAGTTTTATCTTAAATGGTAATAATGAGAATACATTAGTTCGTTTCAAGTATACGCCTAATGTGGAAATTAGCTATGGCAAGTATGGTATGCAAGATGTATTTACAGGACACCCAGAAAAACCCTACATCACCCCTGTCATAAATGAAAAAGAAAATAAAATTCTATACAGAATTGAGAGACCTAGAAGTCAGTGGGAACTTGAAAACTCAATGAATTATATAGAGATAAGAAGTTTAGACGATGTTGATAAAAATATTGATAAAGTTTTGCATAAAATCAGTATCCCTATGAGACTAACAAACGAAACCCAACCAATGCAGGGTGTGACTTTTGATGAAAAATACTTGTATTGGTATACAGGAGACAGTAATCCAAATAATAGAAACTATTTAACGGCTTTCGATTTAGAAACAGGAGAAGAAGCGTATCAGGTTAATGCTGACTATGGTGGAACACTAGATTCATTTCCTGGCGAATTTGCGGAAGCAGAAGGTTTGCAAATATACTATGACAAAGATAGTGGTAAAAAAGCTTTGATGCTAGGTGTTACTGTCGGTGGTGATGGAAATAGAACACATCGTATTTTCATGATTGGGCAAAGAGGTATTTTAGAAATACTTCACTCAAGAGGCGTTCCTTTTATCATGAGTGACACAGGTGGTAGAGTTAAACCTTTACCAATGAGGCCTGATAAACTTAAGAATCTTGGGATGTTAACAGAGCCAGGTCTTTACTATTTATACACTGATCATACAGTTCAAATCGATGATTTCCCATTACCAAGAGAATGGCGTGATGCAGGTTGGTTCTTGGAAGTTAAGCCACCACAAACTGGCGGTGATGTAATTCAGATATTGACGCGTAATAGTTATGCAAGGAATATGATGACTTTTGAAAGGGTGCTTTCTGGAAGAACTGGAGACATTTCGGACTGGAATTATGTGCCTAAAAATAGTGGTAAATGGGAGAGAGTACCTTCATTCATCACAAAAATGTCAGATATTAACATAGTAGGCATGTCGTTTTATTTAACTACGGATGATACAAAACGTTTTACAGATTTTCCAACTGAACGTAAAGGGGTAGCTGGTTGGAACTTATATGTAGAAGCTTCAAACACAGGTGGCTTTGTTCATAGGCTAGTTCGTAATAGTGTTACAGCATCTGCTGAGATACTATTGAAAAATTATGATAGTAAAACAAGTTCAGGGCCATGGACTTTACACGAAGGGAGAATTATAAGTTAATGAGTAATTTAGAGAAATCTGTAGCTATAAATTTAGAAAACACAGCGCATTATGAAAATATTTCAAATCTAGATATAACTTTTAGAACAGGAGAGAGTGATTCTTCTGTTCTTCTTTTTAATATCATTAAAAATAATCAACCGTTATTACTGAGTGAAGAAAATATCAAAGCACGAATAGCGATTCGAGGTAAAGGAGTAATGGTAGTTGCTCCACTAGAAATATTAGATCCATTTAAAGGTATTTTAAAATTTCAATTACCTAATGATGTAATTAAAAGAGATGGAAGTTATCAAGCTCAAGTTTCGGTTGCAGAATTAGGTAATTCAGACGTGGTAGTTGTAGAGAGAACTATCACATTTAACGTTGAAAAAAGTTTGTTTAGCAAGATTCCCTCTGAAACAAAACTACACTATATTGTTGAGTTTCAAGAATTAGAAAAAACTATTATGGATCGCGCGAAAGCAATGGACGAGGCTATAAAAAATGGTGAGGATTATGCGAGTCTGATTGAAAAAGCTAAAGAAAAAGGTCTATCAGATATTCAAATAGCAAAATCTTCAAGTATTGATGAATTAAAGCAACTTGCTAATAGCCGTATATCTGATTTGGAAAATAAAGCGCAAGCATATTCAAGAACATTCGATGAGCAAAAGCGATATATGGATGAGAAACATGAAGCCTTCAAGCAGTCAGTGAATAGTGGTGGTTTAGTCACAAGTGGTTCTACTTCAAATTGGCAAAAAGCTAAGATTACTAAAGATGATGGTAAGATAATGCAGATTACTGGATTTGATTTTAATAATCCAGAACAAAGAATAGGTGATTCAACCCAATTTATTTATGTTTCGCAAGCTATAAATTATCCAAGAGATGTTAGTACTAACGGTACTGTCGAATATTTAGTAGTAACTTCAGATTACAAGCGTATGACTTATCGACCGAACGGTACAAATAAAGTGTTTGTTAAAAGAAAAGAAGCGGGTTCATGGTCTGAGTGGTCAGAATTAGCTATTAATGATTACAATACACCTTTTGAAACTGTTCAAAGTGCCCAATCAAAAGCTAATATGGCCGAAAGTAACGCTAAATTATACGCAGATGACAAGTTTAATAAAAGGTATTCGGTTATTTTTGATGGAACAGCAAATGGTGTGGGCTCTACATTGTACTTAAATGAGAGTTTAGACCAATTTATTTTATTAATTTTTTATGGGACTTTTCCAGGTGGTGACTTTACAGAGTTTGGCAGTCCTTTTGGAGGAGGAAAGATTTCATTGAATCCCTCAAATCTTCCAGATGGTGATGGAAATGGTGGAGGTGTTTATGAGTTTGGATTAACTAAATCTAGTCGTACATCTTTAACTATATCAAACGATGTCTATTTCGACTTAGGAAGTCAAAGAGGCTCTGGTGCGAACGCAAATAGAGGGACAATTAACAAAATTATAGGAGTGAGAAAATAATGCAAATATTAGTTAACAAGCGTAATGAGATAATTTCATACGCTATCATTGGCGGCTTTGAAGAAGGTATTGATATTGAAAATTTACCAGAAAATTTCTCTCAAGTTTTTAGACCTAAAGCCTTTAAATATTCAAATGGGGAAATAGTTTTTAACGAAGATTATTCAGAAGAAAAAGATGACTTGCATCAACAGATTGACAGTGAAGAACAAAACACAGTCGCTTCTGATGACATCTTACGAAAAATGGTTGCTAGTATGCAGAAACAAGTTGTTCAAAGTACAAAGTTATCGATGCAAGTTAATAAGCAAAATGCACTAATGGCAAAACAACTTGTGACACTTAATAAAAAATTAGAAGAGGTTAAAGGAGAGACTGAAAATGCTTAAATTAATTTCACCAACATTCGAAGATATTAAAACATGGTATCAATTGAAAGAATATAGTAAAGAAGATATAGCGTGGTATGTAGATATGGAAGTTATAGATAAAGAGGAATATGCAATTATTACAGGAGAAAAGTATCCAGAAAATCTAGAGTCATAGGTTATAATCTTATGGCTTTTTAATTTGAATAAAGTGGGTGGTGTAATGTTTGGATTTACCAAACGACACGAACAAGATTGGCGTTTAACGCGATTAGAAGAAAATGATAAGACTATGTTTGAAAAATTCGACAGAATAGAAGACAGTCTGAGAACGCAAGAAAAAATTTATGACAAGTTAGATAGAAATTTCGAAGAACTAAGGCGTGACAAAGAAGAAGATGAAAAAAATAAAGAGAAAAATGCTAAAAATATTAGAGACATCAAGATGTGGATTCTAGGATTAATAGGGACGATTCTAAGTACATTTGTTATAGCCTTGTTAAAAACTATTTTTGGCATTTAAAGGAGGTGATCACCATGCTTAAGGGAATTTTAGGATATAGCTTTTGGTCGTGTTTCTGGTTTGGTAAGTGTAAGTAATATTTAAGAGTCAGTGCTTCGGCACTGGCTTTTTATTTTGGATAAAAGGAGCAAACAAATGGATGCAAAAGTAATAACAAGATACATCGTATTGATCTTAGCATTAGTAAATCAATTCTTAGCGAATAAAGGTATAAGTCCGATACCAGTAGATGAAGAAAGTGTTTCATCGATTATCTTAACAGTTGTTGCTTTATATACTACATATAAAGATAATCCAACATCTCAAGAAGGGAAATGGGCGAATCAAAAATTAAAGAAATATAAAGCTGAAAGTAAATATAGAAAAGCAACAGGGCAAGCGCCAATTAAAGAAGTAATGACACCTACGAATATGAACGACACAAATGATTTAGGGTAGGTGTTGACCAATGTTGATAACAAAAAACCAAGCAGAAAAATGGTTTGATAATTCATTAGGGAAGCAGTTCAATCCTGATTTGTTTTATGGATTTCAGTGTTATGATTACGCCAATATGTTCTTTATGTTAGCGACAGGCGAAAGGCTGCAAGGTTTATATGCTTATAATATCCCGTTTGATAATAAAGCAAAGATTGAAAAATATGGTCAAATAATTAAAAACTATGACAGCTTTTTACCGCAAAAGTTGGATATTGTCGTTTTCCCGTCAAAGTATGGTGGCGGAGCTGGACACGTTGAAATTGTTGAGAGCGCAAATTTAAACACTTTCACATCATTTGGTCAAAACTGGAACGGTAAAGGTTGGACTAATGGCGTTGCGCAACCTGGTTGGGGTCCTGAAACTGTGACAAGACATGTTCATTATTATGACAATCCAATGTATTTTATTAGGTTAAACTTCCCTAACAACTTAAGCGTTGGCAATAAAGCTAAAGGTATTATTAAGCAAGCGACTACAAAAAAAGAGGCAGTAATTAAACCTAAAAAAATTATGCTTGTAGCCGGTCATGGTTATAACGATCCTGGAGCAGTAGGAAACGGAACAAACGAACGCGATTTTATACGTAAATATATAACGCCTAATATCGCTAAGTATTTAAGACATGCAGGACATGAAGTTGCATTATACGGTGGCTCAAGTCAATCACAAGATATGTATCAAGATACTGCATACGGTGTTAATGTAGGCAATAAAAAAGATTATGGCTTATATTGGGTTAAATCACAGGGGTATGACATTGTTCTAGAAATACATTTAGACGCAGCAGGAGAAAGCGCAAGTGGTGGGCATGTTATTATCTCAAGTCAATTCAATGCAGATACTATTGATAAAAGTATACAAGATGTTATTAAAAATAATTTAGGACAAATAAGAGGTGTAACACCTCGTAACGATTTACTAAATGTTAATGTATCAGCAGAAATAAATATCAATTATCGCTTATCTGAATTAGGTTTTATTACTAATAAAAATGATATGGATTGGATTAAGAAAAATTACGACTTGTACTCTAAACTAATAGCTGGTGCGATTCATGGTAAGCCAATTGGTGGAGTGGTAGCTAGTGAGGTCAAAGCGCCAGTTAAAAACGAAAAGAATCCGCCAGTGCCAGCAGGTTATACACTCGATAAGAATAATGTCCCTTATAAAAAAGAACAAGGCAATTACACAGTAGCTAATGTTAAAGGTAATAATGTAAGAGACGGTTATTCAACTAATTCAAGAATTACAGGGGTATTACCCAACAACACAACAATTACGTATGACGGTGCATATTGTATTAATGGTTATAGATGGATTACTTATATTGCTAATAGTGGACAACGTCGCTATATTGCGACCGGAGAGGTAGACATAGCAGGCAACCGAATAAGCAGTTTTGGTAAGTTTAGTGCAGTTTGATAATTGTATATGATGAATCTTAGGCAGGTACTTCGGTACTTGCCTATTATTTAAAATTAATAAACAGTTAATTTTTACATGAATATATTAAATTTTAAAAAAACAAACGTTTTTAGTATATAAATTATTTTGTGTTCGTATTGTGTGCTATGATTAAAAAGTTGTTATGGTCAACTATATCGTGGTTTTATGTTTATTATCAATCAAAATATAAATTATTTATAATTTGTTTGGTAATGAACGGGTTTTTTTCGAAATAATAGTAAAAAAACACATTTGTAGATATTTTAAACTCGGTAAATCTTTTAATAAATATTTAATTTTATTAAAAGTTAAAAAGGTTTAATATAAAAATGTAATAAAATTTATAAAGAAAGGAAATGATTTTTATGGTCAAAAAAAGACTATTAGCTGCAACATTGTCGTTAGGAATAATCACTCCTATTGCTACTTCGTTTCATGAATCTAAAGCTGATAACAATATTGAGAATATTGGTGATGGCGCTGAGGTAGTCAAAAGAACAGAAGATACAAGTAGCGATAAGTGGGGGGTCACACAAAATATTCAGTTTGATTTTGTTAAAGATAAAAAGTATAACAAAGACGCTTTGATTTTAAAAATGCAAGGTTTTATCAATTCAAAGACTACTTATTACAATTACAAAAACACAGATCATATAAAAGCAATGAGGTGGCCTTTCCAATACAATATTGGTCTCAAAACAAATGACCCCAATGTAGATTTAATAAATTATCTACCTAAAAATAAAATAGATTCAGTAAATGTTAGTCAAACATTAGGTTATAACATAGGTGGTAATTTTAATAGTGGTCCATCAACAGGAGGTAATGGTTCATTTAATTATTCAAAAACAATTAGTTATAATCAACAAAACTATATCAGTGAAGTAGAACGTCAAAATTCAAAAAGTGTTCAATGGGGAATAAAAGCTAATTCATTTATCACATCATTAGGTAAAATGTCTGGACATGATCCAAATTTATTTGTTGGATATAAACCATATAGTCAAAATCCGAGAGACTATTTTGTTCCAGACAATGAATTACCCCCATTAGTACACAGTGGTTTCAATCCTTCATTTATTGCAACTGTTTCTCATGAAAAAGGCTCAGGAGATACAAGTGAATTTGAAATAACGTATGGCAGAAATATGGATGTTACTCATGCTACTAGAAGAACAACACACTATGGCAATAGTTATTTAGAAGGATCTAGAATACACAACGCATTTGTAAACAGAAATTACACAGTTAAATATGAAGTGAACTGGAAAACTCATGAAATTAAAGTGAAAGGACATAATTGATATGAAAAAAATAGTCAAATCATCAGTTGTTACATCAATTGCATTGCTTTTGCTATCCAATACAGTTGATGCAGCTCAACATATCACACCTGTAAGTGAGAAAAAGGTTGATGATAAAATTACTTTGTACAAAACAACTGCAACATCAGATTCCGATAAGTTAAAAATTTCTCAGATTTTAACTTTTAATTTTATTAAAGATAAAAGTTATGATAAAGATACATTAATACTCAAAGCTGCTGGAAACATTTATTCTGGCTATACAAAGCCAAATCCAAAAGACACTATTAGTTCTCAATTTTATTGGGGTTCTAAGTACAACATTTCAATTAATTCAGATTCTAATGACTCAGTAAACGTTGTAGATTATGCACCTAAAAATCAAAATGAAGAATTTCAAGTACAACAAACGGTAGGTTATTCTTATGGTGGAGATATTAATATCTCTAACGGCTTATCAGGTGGAGGTAATGGTTCAAAATCTTTTTCAGAGACAATTAACTATAAACAAGAAAGCTATAGAACTAGCTTAGATAAAAGAACTAATTTCAAAAAAATTGGTTGGGATGTTGAAGCACATAAAATTATGAATAATGGTTGGGGACCATATGGCAGAGATAGTTATCATTCAACTTATGGTAATGAAATGTTTTTAGGCTCAAGACAAAGCAACTTAAATGCTGGACAAAACTTCTTGGAATATCACAAAATGCCAGTGTTATCCAGAGGTAACTTCAATCCAGAATTTATTGGTGTCCTATCTCGAAAACAAAACGCTGCAAAAAAATCGAAAATTACTGTTACTTATCAAAGAGAAATGGATAGATATACAAACTTTTGGAATCAACTTCACTGGATAGGTAATAATTATAAAGATGAAAATAGAGCAACTCATACATCAATTTATGAAGTTGATTGGGAAAATCATACAGTTAAATTAATAGATACTCAATCTAAGGAAAAAAATCCTATGAGCTAAACAGATAGATAATCAAAAAATCTTAAATATGTTAAAATTTACAAACACTTTCTTTCTATATTAGGGTAACCACGTCTTAATTGACGTGGTTATTTTTTCAGGGCAAAAAAAGGGCGGATTATTTAAATAAGGACAAACACTTGTGGAAAATTTAAAAGGTTAAAAATAATAAAGAACTTGGTATAACAAGGGTTTTATACATTTGCGTACAACGACGAAATGTCAATTTACCATCACATTATGACGATATGTTTATTTTAAACACACAAGCTCATGCGCGTCTTGATCAAATGGCACAACAGTTTGAAGTTGTTTGTAATGGCTTGAACGAAAATGAAGGACAAGCAATTCAAACGATGGATCAATCTGCCTCTCTAATACGGTCAAACTTAATTCAAGTTAAAGAACAATTAGAAAAACTAGCTGTATACTAATTAATTTATTAAATGCTACTTGTTTTCATTGAGAATAAGTAGCTTTTTCAAACATAAAAGTTTTACAAACACATAAATGGGTGATGAGCTATGTTTAAAAGAACTAAACTAATCTTAATAGCAACATTACTGCTATCAGGATGTTCAACTACCAATAACGAATCTAATAAAGAAACAAAATCAGTGCCAGAAGAAATGGAAGCTTCAAAATATGTAGGTCAAGGCTTCCAACCACCTGCAGAAAAAGATGTGGTTGAATTTGCGAAAAAGCATAAAGATAAAATTGCCAAACGAGGCGAACAATTTTTTATGGATAATTTCGGTCTAAAAGTTAAAGCTACCAATGTTGTAGGTAGTGGAAAAGGCGTAGAAGTATTCGTGCATTGTGATGACCACGATATCGTATTTAATGCGAGTATTCCATTTGATAAATCAATAATTGAGAGTGATAGCTCATTAAGAAGTGAGGACAAAGGCGATGATATGAGTACTTTAGTTGGTACAGTGTTGAGTGGCTTTGAATATCGAACACAAAAAGAAAAGTATGACAATTTATATAAATTTTTCAAAGATAATGAAGAGAAATACCAATATACAGGCTTTACAAAAGAAGCAATAAACAAGACGCAAAATGTCGGATATAAAAATGAATATTTTTATATCACTTACTCGTCAAGAAGCTTAAAAGAATATCGTAAGTATTACGAACCATTGATTCATAAAAATGATAAAGAATTTAAAGAAGGAATGGAACAAGCCAGAAAAGAAGTGAATTACGCTGCTAATACAGATACAGTAACAACATTGTTTAGTACAAAGGAAAATTTTACTAAAGACAATACAGTTGATGATGTAATTGAACTGAGTGATAAACTATATAATTTTAAAAATAAGCCAGAAAAATCTACAATTACAATTCAAATAGGAAAGCCTACTATTAATACTAAAAAAGCCTTTTATGATGATAATGATCCAATAGAATATGGAGTGTATCGTAAAGATGAATAAATTTTTTAAAAATGCTTTTTAATATTCTATATAAACACATAAATGGGTGATGAGCTATGTTTAAAAAGGCGAAATTAATCTTAATAGCAACGCTACTGTTATCAGGATGTTCAGCGATGAATAATGAATCAAAAAAAGACACAAATACAGAAACAAATACAGAAACAAAATCAGTACCAGAAGAAATGGAAGCTTCAAAATATGTAGGACAAGGCTTTCAACCACCTGCAGAAAAAGATGCGATTGAATTTGTGAAGAAGCATCGTAAAGAATTTGAAAAAGTAGGTGAACAATTCTTTAAAGATAACTTTGGACTAAAAGTTAAAGCTACAAATGTTGTAGGTAAAGATGATGGTGTAGAAGTTTATGTGCATTGCGAAGATCATGGCATTGTATTTAATGCAAGTCTACCTTTGTACAAAGATGCCATCCATCAAAAAGGATCAATGCGTAGTAATGACAACGGTGATGATATGAGTATGATGGTGGGTACAGTGCTGAGTGGCTTTGAATATCGAGCGCAAAAAGAAAAGTATGATAATTTATATAAATTTTTAAAAGAAAATGAAAAGCAATATCAATATACAGGTTTTACTAAAGAAGCAATTAACAAGACGCAAAACGTCGGGTATCAAAATGAATATTTTTATATTACATATTTATCAAGAAATTTAAAAGAATATAGAAAATATTACGAACCATTGATACATAAAAATGATAAAGAGTTTAAAGAAGGTATGCAACGAGCTAGAAAAGAGCTAAACTATACTGCTAATACAAATACTGTAGCAACGTTGTTTAGTACGAATGATGAAAGGAATAGAAAAGAAAAGATAAATAATGTAATAGATTTATCCGAGAAAATTGAAAGAACAAAAGATATGCCAATCAAGAATACTATAACTACTCAATTAGGAAATAAACTTATTGGCACAAAAAAAGCTCGTTTTGATGATAAGAAAGTAGTGTCGTTTGGAGCATTTGAAGATGAATAAAATAAATGATAGAGATTTAACAGAATTGAGTAGCTATAGGGTTTATCAAGACATCAATAAAGATAATGACTTTACAGTTAACGAAAAACGATTTAAGCAGGCAGATGTATTTGAAGATTTATATAGAGAGAAACTAAAAGACACAAATAAATTAAGAGAGTATAATTATTTACAAAATGAAACTTTTAAAAGCGCATAAATAGGTGATGAGATATGCTTAAAAAAGCAAAATTTATCTTAATGGCAACGATACTACTATCAGGATGTTCAACTACCAATAACGAATCCAACAAAGAAACAAAATCTGTACCAGAAGAAATGGATGCTTCAAAATATGTAGGACAAGGATTCCAACCACCTGCAGAAAAAGATGCGATTGAATTTGCAAAGAAGCATAAAGATAAAATTGCTAAGCGAGGCGAACAATTTTTTATGGATAACTTCGGTCTAAAAGTTAAAGCTACAAATGTTATAGGTAGTGGCGATGGTGTAGAAGTATTCGTGCATTGTGATGACCACGACATCGTATTTAATGCGAGTATTCCATTTGATAAATCAATTATTGACAGTGATAGCTCATTAAGAAGTAAGGATAAAGGTGATGATATGAGTACTTTAGTTGGTGCAGTACTCAGTGGGTTTGAATATCGAGCACAAAAAGAAAAATATGATAAATTATATAAATTTTTCAAAGATAATGAAGAGAAATATCAATATACAGGATTTACAAAAGAAGCAATTAATAAGACGCAAAATAGTGGTTATGAAAATGAATATTTTTATATTTCGGCCATACCTTATAATTTAGCTGAGTATAGAGACTATTTTGAACCATTGTTAAACAAAAGTGACAGTGAATTTTCAAAAGAATTGTCAAATGTTAAGAAGCAATTAAAAGATAAGTCTAAAGTTTCGGTAACTACTACTCTATTTAGTAAAAAAAAGAACTATACTAAAAAAAGTAACAGTGAAAATGTAATAAAAATGGCAGAAGAAATAAAAAAAGATAAAGAGATACCAAACGGTATAGAGCTTAGTATAAAATTTTCGGACAATAAAATAAATACGGTTAAACCAAATTTTAACGGTGAAAGCACTTCAGAATATGGTGTGTTTGATCAAGAATAA